GCTGTGGCGGCGCGCCTGCCATCATAAAGAAGTTGTCGCCCAGCGGAGGCGCTTCGTCTGCGAGGCGTGCCATCAGTGGCGTCCAGTGGTCACGTACAATGCCATCCCAACTGTACTCATCGTGGATGGCCTTGCTGGTAGCAATGCGCTTCTCCATAGGCCAGTCGCCGCCGCATACCTCCCATGCTTCATAGAGGCGTTGCAGCTTGTCCGTCATGTCATCCTTCGACGGCCATGCCTGGTAACGGTGCATGGGCATTAGCATCAGGTCAGCAACCTTGACTTTGTAGCCCCAGCGCACCAACTCTGGCATGGCAGAGAAGTCGGTGACGACAACGGGCGTCCCACATGCCTGCGCTTCGATAATGGGTATCCCAAAGCCTTCACTCATGCTCACCGACATCAGCACGTCAGCGGCGTTGTAAATGTACGCCAGATGTTCAGGCGGATAGCCGAGTTGATATAGGAGCGGGTGAGGAAAAATGACGCGCCCCTCAAGCCCCAAAAGAGTGACAAGCTCTTCAAAGTTGACGCCGCCGTGATGCTGCGTGGGCAGGCTGTGAATGTACAGCTTGGCATCCGGCTTATCAGCGGCAAAGCGTCCCCATGCTTCCAGTTGCCCCTCGAACCACTTGCGCGAGGGAAAGCCCTTGTTGGCGGCAACCATGACCGACAGATGCACGTTGCCATCCGTCTTGGTCAGCCATGCCTTGAACTTACGAACGGCTTCGCGGTCGGGAATGACACGGTAGACGCTGGGTTCGATGCCGTGTGGAATGTAGACGTTCTCGAAGCCGGCGGCGGTCAGGCGTTCGTGCCCCCATTTGGAATAGGTCAAAGGAAGGTACGCCCCATCCAGAGCGCGCAAATACGGTTCAGGTACTTCGTCACAATCAATCGGCAACCAGGGACACCACAGCGCAGGCTTAATCTTGTTCGGAGTATCGTGCATCACCCACACATCGATCAGGGACACAACGACGTTTGCTCCAAAGTGGCCTGTGTATGCACCGATGACATCGTTGCCGTATGGGTCATTCATGCGCGGGTAGATGGTGAAGCCGTCAACGTTATGCATCCCACCCTCTAGCCCGTACCAGGCAAATTGGGCGATGTTCTGTCGCCCTTCCATACTGCCCGCTTGCCCGCCAAATTCAGGTAATTCGGCAAGGCGGGGGAGTAAACTTTTCCCCTGTACCCCGTAGCCAGACGCGGCCCAAAACGCGTTACTGGCATACAGTAATCTCAAACTTGCGCTCATATCGCCTCTCTATGCTCTTCGCTCTTCATTAAAAGCCTCTAATTCGCATCTCAAAGCCGTCATCCACATTTCGCTATTGTTTACCTGTGTCACCTCCCACGTGCGACTGTCGTACAACAACCTGTCTTTTGCCAGCACGTCTGTACCTTCCGGCAAAGTCCCTACCCACCGCGTGAGGCTGGTCGTCTGCGCTCCTGCGGTGATTTCCGCCTGCCCACGCCGCACGACGGGGTATATACGCCCTATCACTGTACCGAGTGCCGTCCATGCTTCGTAGGCCATGCCTGTACCATCTGGCGTGAACGTGTAGCGTTCAATGACGACGGTGCCAGGCATGGCCTGTTCTTGCGTGTCCTGCATGAAGGCGAGTTCAGCGGCGGTGTGCATGGTTAGTCGTTTGTTGCGATCAGATATCGCCCCCAAAAGCCGACTGTGCCTGACCCCGAAAGCGTGGCGATGATACCGCTATTCTGGGCAAGGACATAGGGAGGTACGGTAAAATCTGGGCGTGTGGTAGTCAACGCTACGGCTGGCATGGTTGCGCTGCCTAATGCCAACGTGACAGTCACCGTCCCTACTAGCGGTGACAGGTAATACTTCATGTCGTTGAGGATAATGCGCTGGTCGTTGGCTGTTGCCGCAACGACCGTACCTGTCGCAGCCAGCGCCGTGCCAATCGTCAAATAGGGACGCTGTGCGAATTGAGAGTATTTGACGGTCATTGTAGACAGTCTCCTTCTGCCCCTACTTTACTCATAGGGGTCATTGATATTAGCAATCCACACTTCACCTAGTGCCGAAACAGGCGAGGCGTAGACGGTATGACTGCCTGCGCTGCGACGGCTGCGCCATTTGCGCGCTTGCCGTTCGTAGTTCTCAAGCACCTCCTTCTTGTTGAAGGTCGCACCGTCTGCCGTAAAGTTGAAGTAGCCCACAAACGCTACGGCCTTTTCGCTCCACACGTCAGCGGCGGCGTTGGCGAGGTCATAGGTTGCCGTCCAGTCTGTGTTGGCACTACCCGACGTGAGCAAAGGCCACTCGCCGCTCACGTCGGGTAGCGGGTAGCGGCTAATCGTGGTGACTAGCGCGCTATCCGAATAGGTCGCTGTGCCTGGCTCGGCAACCATGCGCCGGAAGCGTTCTAAATCTCCCGACGCTGTGCCCCCTGCGTAGCCTGGCATGGGTCAACTTGTCCGGTAATAGTCCACATAGAGGATGGCGCCTAACCCTGCGGTCGAAGCGCTACCTGCCACGTTGATATAGTCGGCGCTGCCCCACAAAGCGGTAGCGGTTAATTCAGTGCCAACGGCTGTACCGCCGCCGATGTCACCTGAGTAAACCTTGCCAGCCGCCGCCGCCATTGCAGTTGCGCCAATCAGACTCGTTGCCGCAACCGTGCCACTGGGCGCGGTGCCGACGGTCAGGTTAGCTGCTCCTGTTGAATTGGCTGTGACATAGAGGCGCACGTCACGCAAGATAAGCGGGATACCTTCGGGGTTGGGAATAGCGGCAACGCCGCCGCCCGCTGTGGCAGTACCGCCGGTGATGGTATAGGACAGGCCGCCGAGTTGCGGCGCGGTGTTCTGTGTATAGCTCATATGGCCTCCGTTATGGCACTAAGGCCGCAAAAGCCAAGCGGGTGCTTGACGACGTATTGACACGGTTAATCGGATTCGGCAAGGCAAAGCCGATACGCATCACAGCACGCAGGGCAACCATATCCTGTTGGAAGAGGTTGTACATGATGTTGCCGCCGGCATCTTGGATGCTTGCTTCGGTGGCGATGGTAAAGGTCATGTCCTGGCGCATAGCCCAGACAAGCTTTGTCCAGTCGCCGCTGAAGAGCAGGGCTGTGGCGGCGTCAATCGAACCATCAGTGGGGAAGTAGATGGGTTCGCCGTCCAGGTTATAGCTGTTGGCGGCTTGCATGTTGGCACTAAAGATAGGAGCGCCCAGGTTCAGCGGGGTTGCTGTACCGTCGTAGACCTTTTCACGCACGCCACGCAGCTTGCCACGCATGGACAGGGCAGAGATGTGGCCGTTGACCATGTAGCCGTCACGTTCCACAAGGCTAATCACGCCGCCGTCACCAAGCAAGGTGTCGTACAAATCTTCACCCGCTGCGATTTGGGTGGAGAGATCGACGGTCTGCGAGGCGGCAACGATGGCAGCCAGCAAGCCTGCCGCGCCCATGTTGGTTGTCCAACTGGAAGGGATGTTCGTGCCAAAGAGGACGGCGCGAATCATGGCATAGTTGATGGCGTTGACAATTTCAGGGCGTATCTCTGCCCACAGATCATAGTCCACGTCATCCAAGACGGCTTGAGGAACAGGCACAATAACCGCTAACTCTTCGGCATCAACGTATTTGTCCGTCCAACTCACTTCGGTTGTTTGCTTGAGGCCAGTGTCGCCACTGACGAAGTAGGCGGTTGCCAACGCGCTAAGAACAGGCAAACGACGCTGCGCCCGTGACATATCGGGCAAGCGTCGCGCCAGTTGCAAAAGCGGATTAGTGGCCGCTACGTCGGAAAGAATCTCGCTCTGCACATCCTCCGGAATGAGAGATGTCGCATCGGTGCGATTCGTGATGCTGTTATATGGCATTTATAAACTCCTTAGCCGCGCCCGGCGGCTGCTCGTATCCATTCATTCATTCCCGCCTTCTGTGCAGGCGGCGAACCGTTACCGCTGCCCGCATTGCCTGGCGGTACTTTGCGTCCAAACAGTTCCGGCGCTGCCGCCTTAATCGCTGTCCAGTCCGGCTCTCCCGAACGCTTGAACAGGTTGTCGGCACTTGCTACCAGGAACGCAGCTTTAACGTTGGTGCAGCCAATCTCCGGCTTAATCGCATCTTCGTAAAAGGCTGCTCGCTGCTCGGCTTGCTCAAGACGCGTGGATGTCTCACCCAATGCCTTCTCAAGTTCGCTGCCCTTCTCGGCTTTGGACTGTGCATCCTTTAATTGCTTGGCAAAGTCCTTGCGCTGGTCGCGCTCTGTTTGCAATGCGCTGTGCAGTCCAGATGTCTTGCCTTCGTAGCCCTTCTTCACATGCTCCGGCTGCTCGCCTAGCCATGTGTCGAAGTCAAAGGCATCAGGTGTATCGTTGGTTGGTGCTGGGTCTTGGTCTGGCATGTTCGGTAGCCTCTCGCTACTGATGGCATCTCGCCGTGAAATAAAACAGACGCAGGATAGCTGTTACGCTACCTGCGTCTGTTCTGCGCCTTAACTTGCGCTAATAGTATTTAATTGAAAATAGCGGTCAGGATGAAGTTGCCGCCTGTTTCGCCTCTTTTTGCCGCTGCTTCTCGGCAATGACAGTCAGGTCGTACTCCGTTACGCCGCCATCCCTAGATATGAATCGCATGACATTGCGCTTGGGGTCGTAGAGTGCGCCTAAATGCCCGTCTGCCTTGAGCAAGCGCACGAAACCTTGATTCATACTATCATTCTTTGGCATGGCTGTAAATACCCCTCTAACTCAGCAGTTCTTGCAGCGGCGTCACCTTCAAACTATCGCCCCATGTCGCGTTGGGCACGACTGTCACCAACTCATTTAACTCGATATCGCCATTCTGCCAACGGTAGTAACGTTCCTTGCCCAGGATGTCCTTTTGCGTGGCGGCATCCTGTTCCTCTAACCATTCCGGCCCCTGCTTCCATGTCACGGCAGGCGCACCTTCGACGGCGGGGATCATGGCGCAGCGTCCCTGTGGATGTTCAGGCATCACTTCGTCAAGTTCGTAGAACGTGCCATCATCCATGAGGCAAGCCGCGCATACCCTATTGTCGTGTGTCGCCAGGCGACGATAGCCGCGCACAACCTGGCTTGTGCGATAGCTTTCCAGGCTTGCGCTTCGATAGACACGCAGCTGCTCAGTCCTCGCAATTACCATCATTCTGTCAAGACTGCCCTGTGCGCCCTGCGCCATCATCTTGGCTGTCTTGCGTGGGTTGTAGCCCAAAGCCACGCCGTTGATAAGTTCCTGTGTCATCCCCTGAGCGGATGCAGGCCACGATGCGACAAGTAAGTTGCGTAGAGGCGAACCATCGCCAGACATGCCCACGAGATGCTGAACGGCTTCAATGGGTAGACGGTTAAAGCCGCCTGTTACGCCCTGCACCTTGATAGCTGATTCGGCATGGTTGATACCCATGCGTGCGAGTTGTCGCTGTCTATCTTCGATGGTGCGCTCGGCATAGTCCGTGTATGTCTCCAACTCGTCTGTCAGTTGCCCCAACAGTTCACGGTAGCGAACTTGGTTGAAGAGCAAGTCTTGTGTCACCGTGCCACCGTCGCGCTTGATGCCGTCCATCTCATAGGCCAAAGCCGTCACCTCACCTGACAAGCGGCGCTCCACCGCAAGCCAACGTTGCGCCATTGCTTCCATCTGCGCCTGCTCACCGCGCAGGAGGTCAGCCTTGAAGGAGCGAGTTAACAGGACTACTTGGCTGTCCGCCATTAGGCGCTATTCCTCGTCCCACGTGGCGGCTGCCCATTTTGTTGTGCACCGTTGCCGTTATTATTGCCGTTCTGCGCAAAGCTGCTTGCCCGCTGCTCCATGACCTGTGCCATACGTTCCGTCTGTTGGTCAGCCTGTTCTGTGCGTGCGTCTTCCAGGTCGGCAAGCTCCTGCTCGCTGTATCCCTCTTGTTCCATCTGCCACATTAACGGGATGCCCGCCGCTACTGACTCTTTGCGGATGAGACTTTGCGTGTAGGGCTGTACGGTTTCGGGCTTGTCAAAGATAGGCACGATGGCGTTGTCGTCTATCTCGCCTGCGCCTGCCAGGCGCAGCATGAAGGCGGCAAGTTCGCTCCATGTTGCCGTAAACCTGTCAATGTACTTTTGCGCCTTGTGGTTTAATGGCGCTTCCATTGCGATCAGCGCCTCACCGCTTGGATCGCCGCCCTGCCCGTAAAAGTAGTGTTTGGGCGTGCGACTGATAATGGCGATGTCAACGGTAAATTTGTCAATGGCCTTGATGTAGTTGTCGAGAGGCGTGATGTCAAACTCGCCTACGCTCGTTGCCTGATCTTCCCCGTCGCCGGCGGGAATGTCCCAAATGCCGTTAGGCGAATTCTTCAGTTTGCTGGTGTCGGCATTGCTAATCACCCAACGCTGCTTGAACGCACCAAACTCGGCAGTTACCATCATGTCGGCTACCAGTTTGTTGACAGCATCCTGCGGCTCAATGACATTCTGTAACTCGCTGCCGATGCGTCTGCGGTCGCGGCGAAAGTGAAAGACAGGAACCGTTGCGTGCGGGTTAACCTCGCTGGTTGGCTCATCAAAGGACTTGCCGCTTGTCACTTCGTTGTAGGATGATGCCATGCCTCTTGTGTAAGACTGTACAGGCCGTTTGGACTTGTAATACTCAAAGCGGTCGGGATAGTAGAGTGTCAGGTTGCGATAGCCTTCGTCATCTATCCACCACTTACAGGCAAAACGCTTCTTGCGCGGGCTGTTCGACTCGTAGAAGAGATGCACGGTGCGCGGGTCGTTGTAGTAGGCTTCGACCTCGCCGCTTTCCTCATCTGTCCACACAATCATGTAGGACTCGCCTGCCACCAACGCGGCAAGGTGACAATCGTCAGCCTCTAGCAACAAGTCGGATGAGGATAGCAGCATGTCAAGTTGCTTAGTGGCGGCATCGTCGTCAGCTACGGTAATGCGCCGCAACTGGATGCGCTCATGCACACTGTCCACCACCACCGCGCACCAGTTCTCGGTAAAGCGTGCGTTGCGCCCCTTAAAGACTTCCTTCAGCCTATCGTTCGAGTAGACAAGGGGCTGGCGGCCTTCATAGTAAGCAAAGAAGGTGTTGTAATACTGCGTCTTGGCGAGTAGTGTCGCCACAGCCAACTCAAGGTCAGTTATCATCCGTTGTGGCTCCCTGCTACTTTGCGCTCACGCGCCAATGTCAGCTTGTTGAACGCCAAGCTGCTTGTATCCACCTGATCGTCATGCGTACCGTAAGGGAAACTGGCAAGCTCATTGAGATAAGCAAAGTTCCACGCACCCTTAACCAGCTTGACGTTCTCGGCTCCGCATTGTGCAGCATAGGGCTGCGCGCGTGTCGTTTTGTCGCCCGTAGATCGTTCGGCCTTGACCACATGCCCCGCCAACGCGCGTATGGTAATCCTAGCGACCTGCTTGCCGCTACTGCCTGGCTCTTGCTCAAACCAACTGGTCACATCGCCATAGCGCGCCGCATCCATTTCGGTCACTTGCTTGATAATCTTATCGCATTGCAAATCGTCCCATTGGCCGCGCACAACATCTTCCACGAAGTAACCACCTTGCTTGTCTTTCGCCATTAGTAAACCAACAGTGTAATCGCCTGCACCCTCTGTGCCTGCCCTGTCCCACGCACGCACGCGTTGTGCGTCACGCGGCGCAGCACTCACAATCTCAAACCATTGCCGCTTAAACATGCCGCCTTCTGGCGGAGCGGGGCGCTGCTGATAGAGCGAATAATAACTGTGTCCTAGCACGCGCTTAATGCCGTTGAGCGCCGTTAAGTCGTAGCGGTCTGGGCAGAGTGCCGCGCCAACTTCTCTGCCCAACGGGTCGTTTTCTTCGGCCTCGGCTGGTAAGCTAATCACCGTCCATTGATCGGCGTCATCACTTGCCAAAATGCGCCCTGCTAAATCATCCTCATGCCAGCGTGTCATGATCAGAATCACAGTGGCGTCAGGCTCAAGGCGTGTATATAAATCGTCCGTATACCATTGCCATACCTTCTCGCGATAGGTTTCGCTATTAGCCTCTTCGCGGTTCTTTACGGGGTCGTCAATGATGATGAGATGCCCACCCTGTCCCGTGATACCAGCCCCCACACCCACCGCCCGATACGTGCCGCCGCCTACTGTTTCCCACTCTTCAACTGCCTTGCGTTCGCGGTCTAGTTCAAAGCGTTCTTTGGCAATGCGCCGGCTCTTACGACTAAAACGGTTGGCAAGTGTTTGGCTGTATGCACCCACCACCACGCGCAATGACGGTTCCTGCTCCATGCGCCAGACGGGATAACGTACCGTAACCATTTCGGACTTGCCGTGTCGCGGCGGCACAAAAAGCATAAGCCGCCGAATCTCGCCACTCGTGACACGCTCAAGCGTCTCTTGGATGTGGCGCAAATATGCCCAGTCCCAGGTTAGTTCAGGCGAGACATCTTGGAGCCATTTGCCGAAACTATCCTGAATCGCCGCCTGTGTCGCCGCTTGGAAGTGCTTCAAGTACCCGCATGTTCTTATCCTTGATGACGCCGTAGAGAACAGCGAGTTCGGAAGCCCTTTGCCTTCGTAGCCATTTTTCGTCTGTAAATACATTTTGCATCGCAATCAAAGTCTCAAGTTCGGCCTCAACATTGTCGATAATTAGTTCGCCAATGCGTTCGCGTTTTTCGGTTGATACAGTATGGTTCCGCTGCAAGTTTCTTGACCAAGACGCAACCGTACCCCTCGGTATCTTGTATTCTTTGGCAACGTGGTTGATAGATTGCCCTGCTAGGAGCGCAGCCATTACAGATGCTTTAGTCGCTTCGTCGTATTCCTGACGCTCTGCCATTACATATCACTCCACTTAACATCAGGGTTGCATCGCCAACTGTTCACAGGAAAGCACCAATGGATGCGTGGCCTGTCAGGAACAGCGTAGAAGTTGCAGCCGCTTAGTACAATCATAAGTACCACCATTGCCGCCAAAACAATGCGCTTGACGACCTGATACGCCAGCCATGCCAGAACCACCGCAAACAGGGCGACAATGGCAAGGCGAATCATTTGCTCATTTCCTCTAGCAGATCACCCGTACGGTTTACCCACCCTGCGCCAAACACATTCCAGTTATCCAGCTTGGTGTAGGTATGCAAACGTTTGGCGGCAAAAGCATAGGGGTTAACTCCTACCTCTTGCTGCCATCGCTGCGCTGTACCTACGCCATGCAAAACGGCGGTATCAAAGACAAGCAAAGAGGCAGGCCAGGGCAACTCATTTGCCCCGCTGCGCTGCCAATAGTCGCTACGGTAAATATCTTTTGCTTGCTCCCTTGTCAAGTTGCGAATATCAAGGTTAGGGTAGCTTGCCGCGCTAATTCCGAAATTTGTCCCCTTGAGTTCGCCTTGCCCCTTGCGTCCACCCGTCCAGTTGCCATGATCTTCGGGGTTCAGCGACAGCCCACCTTCCCACCTCAATAGCCACTCGATTGCACGCGGGAAGTTATCGCCCACCGGTGCGGGTTCCGGCTTCGTGCCTGTACCGATGCTGGGTAAGTGCGTCTCGATAGGTGGGACACTTGCTTGCTTAACATGCTGCCAATCATAGACTTCAAGCGCATCACGAATCGGGCGCACATCGAAACTATCCCAGGGATGCGAAAAGTCATATGTAAATACCTGATAGCTGTGGATGCGTGGGTCATTGATACCCATAATGAACTCATCCAGCCAGCGGCAATAGTCAGGTGGATTCATTGTGCGTAAGTAGCCATCATGTGCGCCGCCTGTGGTCACATGCTCGTCAGACCCACACTCGCCTATCACCCACTCAACATCTTGCCAAGTGCAAGCGCGCAAACGGTCATAATGGCCCGGCACGCATGGCTGTGTGCTACTGCCATAGATGTGAGCAACGGCGATATGATGGCCCCTGACAATAGCCTGGTGCGAACCCTCAAAGACGGTGTAGTCAGCCTGTGTGTTGCCTGTGCCGTCAACGGTACGAGGATGGCCCGTGCTGAAGTTAAATGCGCCACCCCGTAAACCATGCACCCTTAATGTGTCGAGGAAGGCGGTAGTGTATTTATCAATGGCGGCACGGTCGCCATTTGTGGCGTCAGGCTCGTTGATTCCGAGGAAGAAGGTGCGGTTGGTGGGCGTGTGAACATTGCCGCTTGTCACCTTTGCCGCCCACTCATTCGCATGGCGTGTGCCTGTTCCAACAGGGTCAGCCCACATATCAGACTTTTGCTCTGACATTGGATGGTCACGCGCCAGGATGTAGGCGTCTTGGGGCAATACCGCCAGCAAGTCACGGCAGGCGTCACGGTTGCTCCAGTGCCACTCAAAAAGTTTGACGCTTGGGTATCGCATCCGTCCGACGTGCGAATAGTCGCGCCCATCTGGGTGCGTGCGAATCCAGTGTTGACCTAACAGGCTAGTCATAGCGTGAGCAGCCCAAAACGCTGAACAAGATATACAAGGAGGAGGAGTGCTACCAGGACAATGATCACCGTCCTCACCGGCTGCGGCATCGGAATTTGGCCTAATATCCAAAAAAGCAGGTAGACCACAAGGCACAGGACAATCACCCAGATGAGAAGTTCTAGCATGGTTTAATCCTTTGGCGCTGACGCCGAACGTGTACTACCACTCGCACGCACCAAAGTCTCGCCGTCTTTGGTGGTAGGATTTTCCAGGCTGGTTACTTTGGGCGAGGTGACGAAAGCAACGGCAATGGGTGAAACGACCGCCACAAAGCCCATAATGGCAGTAGATTGCTGCTCGGTCAGCGGTACACCAAAGGCGACGAGCAAGGTAATCAAGGCCGCGACGATGGCGCTGACAGTGGCAGCCGACCACACAGGCGAGTTACTCATTTATTGGCATCCTTCTATAATTTCAAAATCACGCACAATAAAGGCCGTCTTTTGTATTCCCTCCACATTGCGCGCCGCAAAGACACGTGTATATTTGCCGGGCGGCAAGTCGGGAACCGTCCAGAGAAGTTGTTGGACAAACTTGGCGGGTATCGGGTGCAGAATGTCAGTCCATGCGCGCTGCGTGCCGATTAGGTTGGCGTGCGTTTGCTGGTCAAGCGTACTGACATAATAGAACATGACAATGGATCGAGTGATAGCAATCTCGTTATTGATAGGTACTTGTTCACCGGCGCAAAAGACGCCCAACGGGTCAGGGTCTAGGCTGGTAATAGTAAGCGGCGGGTTATTGAAGAAGGTATCAAAGACGATAGTAGCCAGTACAATAAGTCCTACCGTTAACAAGGCGGTCAGGGCCATGTAGACAACGCCCCTCCCTACTGCACCCTGCGTGAACTGTGGCATGGGTTAGACTCCGGCCCCCTGGAAAAAGACGACAATCGCCAACGCAACCAGGGCAATGGAGACAACCACAGTCAGATACATCACCCAACGGCGATTAAACCGTTGTCCATCCTCTACCTTTTGCAAGCGTACCGACATCGCTCGTACCTCGTCCACTACTTCCTTGTTGGAGTCAACCAAGCCCTTGAGTCGCAATCTCGGATCACCATTCACCAACGCATCCAGACGTTCTACAACTTCATTTAAGCGCGCCTCTGACCCTGCTTCGCTTGTGGCCTTCGGATTGTTGTACGGGGGCATCACAGACCCTTTCGCACCGAAAAAGGTATAGGTCGAGTTCTGCCCCGGCTTGGCAAGTTCATAAGCATCATGGAAGTCATGCCCGTTGGCTATCTGCTTGGCGAATACGGCTCCCGTGACAAAGGCTTGTCTGTCGGGTATGGCTCTCAGCGTGCAGACAAGATTGCCGCGCAACTCTTCAAAAATAGCCTTAGCGATAGGGTAGCTTGCACAGGTATTGAGTACGGTTAGCTTCGTGCCTGCGCTGCGGATGAGTGTCGTCAGTTCAGAAGCGTTGACAACGCCATCTTGCAGGTAGATACCCCTCTCATCCCCATGCGAACAAATCCAAACGATGTCCCACCCCTCGCCCGTCATGTCCAACATGCCGTGCAGCGTTGCCCGTTTGCCCTGTAACAGCCGCCCCTCCAACGCATTGACAACTGACATCACTTCATCGCTGGCATAGGGTAGGTCAGGGTTGTTCGGAGCAATAACTAGACACCTGTAACTAGCCATGTTGCTCCAGGGCAAATAAAAAGGGCAGCGCAGACACTCTTTCGAGTAATCCACGCTGCCCATAGCAGTTCTTGTGGTGCGGTAGCGGCCTATGCCGCCCGATTCAATTAGGTGCGGGAAAGTTGGTTGTACCAGGGTCGTTAGCAGTGATAACCTGACACATTCGGCCCGTTACGGTGTACTCTACACCTTTTCAGGTGAAATATCAATAGTTTGCAAAGCCGCCACGTCCACCAGTATCTTTTCGCCCTTATAGAAAACCTCAATGATGGTCGTGCCACGCAGACAGCGCACATTGGTTCGTCTACCTTCTTGGTCTAGAACAAACTCCCATTGTGGGCTGTGTTCGCTCGGTACGGTAATCTGCGTGGTCTTTTTCATGCTACGCAGCCCGTTGTCGCCCTGGCTGTCGCATCTTCAACCCCCGCCGCCTCGGCTAAACCTTCCCACGAGAGACCAAGCCGCTGCATGTGCGCGCCCGCCGTTGCCCAATTGCCAGGCCGCGCCGCATCGAAGGTGGCGATGCTGGGCATGACCTCCGTGCCCATCGCAAGCCGCTTCAGCTCGGCAATGACAACCTGAAGGGTCGGCAACGTATTGCCCTTGCGTCCCGCGCTTGTGGCCTGCTCATAGCCCATCTTGCGCTTGCGCTTGAGAGAATCCAGTTGAGCGCGGCGGGCATCCGTCATGCCCTTCTTGGGCTTGCGTGTGTCGTCGAAGTCATCGTCGAGATCGTCATCGTCGTCCAGCATATCCACCTCCTCCAACGTGCGCGGCTTGTTGAGAATAGCCACCAGGTTGCCATTGCTGCCGGCAGCAAGCGCGTTCGCAACCTTGTCACGCGCAATGTCGGGGTCAGGTAGGCGGCTGGTGCTGATGGATGGCGTGGCAATCGCCTCATCCATATCGGCCCATAGTTGCTTCATGGGGTCATCCCATTGCTCGCGCCCCTTGTCGTCTGCGTCCTGGTGGCGGACAACGAGTTCGCGCAGGCTCTCACGAACAGCAGCCGCCTCCTGCTCGTCTCGCTGCTCTTCAATCACGTCATACACCAGGCGCACCAAGCCCAACGTCATCTTGGGCAAATAGTCTCCCAGCTTAAATTCATCCAGTCGCCCATTGATGCGCTGGGTCAGGTCTGCAAGTTCGCTGCTAGTTAGCATTATGGTAGTTTCTCCCTTTGTAAATTCATACCCTGCCACGCCGCCACATACAGCATGGACGAGGCCTGCACAGCCTTGTTATACGAATACCCTGACGCCAACCATGCCCGTTCTTTCTCCAACCGTGCCAGGTCGTCACATAGCGTTGTAGCCTCGCAAATGAGTTCACTGTTTGACGTTTGTAGCTTTTCCACCAGGCGCACGGCGTCATCAAGGGTGGCACGCAGTTCTAGGCAGTCGTCGAGTAGTTTTGCGTTGGCAAATTCCAGGTTGGTTGCCCTGTCATTGTGGTAAGTGGCGCACGCGTACAGGGCGACGGCGCATAGGGCGCTAAATACGGCGAGGGTGCTCATGGTTTGCCTCCTTCGTCTGTGACGGGCCGTAGGCCATGCGCTTCCACCCATGCCCTTGCGTTGGCACTCTCAGCGGTTCTGCCACCAAACGCCGTATCCAATTCGTCCAAAGCTTCAATGAGTTCGGCGTAGATGGCAGGCGGGATAAGTGGCACAGGCGTGACAGGCTGTGCTACTACCGCGCCTGCGCCTTTTTCCAGTTGCAACAAGGCAGCCTCGGCAAGTTCGCGTGTGGCGTAAGATTCGTAGCGTCGCCAGCGTGCGCCGTGCCGGTTCTGCTTGCAATCCACCTCACGGCTGTTGTAGGGATTCAACCTAAACACGAGTGTTGAGTCTTGGCGCATGATTTCGATGGTCATGATGTTGGCTCTATCTCTCTTTCGGCGGCACAAAGCTCATGCCCCAAATGCGGAAAATGTCTTCTTCCTCGTGCGTATCCAGCAGCACACCGTCGCAGCTTACGCGCGCCTCACTTATCTCAAGACCCTGAGGCTTGTATCCCCCATAGGCTCTGGAAGTGACCATTGCCTTGCTAAACTCTGCGCTGCCCGTTCGCACCATGAAGTTGTAGCCCCATGTGGCGGGGTCAGGTTGCAGAAACAAGTCAACCTTGAACGTCCAGCCTGGTTGCCACTCAAACGAAAATGACTTGTACTTCTGCCCGTTCTTGTGAAGTTCAATGGGCCACGTTGCAAGTAAATCATCCACTTCGCTTGTGTCCATCGGTTCACCAATCAAGTTGGTGTGCAGCTTCGGAATTGCCACCAATTCAATGTCACCTACTAGGTCCTTTTTGCGGCGCAGGCTGCCGGCGATCTCGATACGGTGGCAAGCGGACGATAGGGCACCTGCTAGATGCGTGGCGACTATATTGACTTGAGCGTAGGGGCGTTTCTTTGTATCGCTCACGCCGTCGGCTCCTTGTCCGCTAGGTCGTATCGATCGCGCCCGTGGCAATGCTCGCAATCAGAGCGCTTGCAGATATGCAATGTGTGACTGGAGGCACGACAGCAGCACTTTTTGCCGCACGGTGCTTTGGCATGACACGCCCCAACAAGATATATTTTTTGGCTGGCGCTGGCGGTGTAGAGCACGGGTGTTTCGGTCACAACTTTGTTTCCCCTTTCCTTATCTTGTGGTTCACGATTTCGATAAGCCACCCACCATTAACGGGGGTGCCGCGCAGGGAGAGACCCATTACCTCTGCGATATAGATGGCTTCCTTGAGTTCGTCCAACTTAATAAGCCGGTAAAAATAAGCTTGCAATTGTTCCGGCACTTCCGGCGATAAGAGTTCAATCAGATGCTCGGAGCGCTTTATGATTTCTTCTTGCAGCACCGGCGTCATAATGCCCTGCGTATCTCTGACCTTTAGCTGCCCATCTGCAACTTTGAGCTTGAGTCCGATCCGCAGCATGTTGGCGTAGAAGATGCGGATTGGGGTTCCGTGTTCGATCATGATTGACCTTGATACTTCTTGTTAAAATCCTTTCGCAATATAGGTATGCCCCCCCCCCCGCCACAGGGTGATCCGCCATACAACTTGTGCAATTCCAGCAACCAGTATCCATCTAGGTCTAAATAGACCGACTTCTTAGCGGCCAGCAATGATTTGCGTGGATGTTTCCAGCGAAAGGTTACGTGTGTCCCCTGATCGGCAAGCAGGAAACGGTCATTCAGGTAGGCATCTTGAATATCGAACACCCAAACCATTTGCCCGTAGAACTTTTCTCGCTCTTGGATTTCTTCCGGAGAAATGGCGCTATGCTGAAGCTCAATCACTACCCCATACGCGGTCACGGCGTCGGCGCGATGTCGTTGACCACGCTTTTCGATAGTGACCTCGACATCGTTAAACAGCGACTTCCATTCACGATGCCAAAGTGTTTCGGGTTCAAACCATAGATCGCAGTCGGCCCTGGCCTGGTGCGCCCAATGCCAAACGACAACCTTTCCGCATTTGGCGATTACGGTTTCTCCGCAAGTTGGGCACAAGGCGGTCATTCCTGGCATCGCTTCAATTTTTCGCCCATTTATGTTTAGCCCGTACTGCATATTGATCTCCAGATTGGTCTATGTACGGTTTTGTGTAGGGTTTAGTCGAGTGTGTATGGTTGTGTATGGTTTTGCCATTGTTGTATATATGAAAATAATGATGAATTTTATAAGATTTGATGTCCCGCAATAATCTATATATAGATACAATGGTAAAACCATACACAACGGTGCAAACCATACACAACACACGAGTGTATGGTTTGCGAAACCCTACACGGTTTCTAGCAAAGTAAAGCGATAAACATAGCCGGAACCCTTACGCTCCTTCTTAACATTCAGCCGCGTAAGTTCTCGCCCGAAATTGGTACTGTTCAATTCATGATGGCCGGAACGGGTACACCACAGCGCGTAATTTTGAAATGCGGATGTCGCTTGCGTGCCGCCGCCCGCCTCCGTGCGCTCTTTCAGCCATTGCGCTACGGGATTGCTTTCCATGCGGAACTCATCTTTGGCGGCGTTGATCGCGGCAGCTTCGCTGAATTGTCCTTGTCGTCGCAAGCGCAATAGGCCTTCCATTGCCCAATTGAGGATGCCGGGAAGCTCCTCGCACAAGGCGACGATCAGATGAATGTCTTTTTCAGCGTCCTTAAAAACACGGTGAAAAGGAATGAGTTTTAGGCGGCGATACAATGCATTGGAGGTGTCTTTGACATTTGGCTTATCATTCATGGCCCACCAAATTTTGGCGGTACTCTTGAATGGGAACGGCTTACCGTAGATAGCGCGCGCCATGATAGTTTCGCCAGAGACGATGCGCTTGATATAGCCTTCCGCCATATTGCCGCCGCGCTCGGACTCGGTAGAGAATACAATGCGCTTGCCCGGTAGTTCAGCCAGATCATAGTTGCCTGCCATGCCGATTGTTTGGAAGTCCATGCCAACCGCAAGTGGCCCCAGCAGCTTGCTCAAGATTGTAATCATGACCGTCTTGCCGTTGCCACCCTCCCCGGCCAGCCAGACCATCGCTTCTCGGTTGGTTTCCTGTGTCAAGCTGTAACCAACTAACTCTTGAAGGATGGAAGCAAGATCGTCATCGGGTGCCTTGCCATCCTCTTTGACAAGCACCTCGCTGATAAACTTCTTAAAGCGTGGGCACGTTGCGTAGTAGTCATACTCGTAGGAGAGGCAATAACTAAGGAGATCGTCGCGCTCGTGGTCACGCAAAAGCATAGTGTCTAGGTCAAATGTACCATTCTTGAGATTTAGCAAATTGCCGCCATCTAGCTCCGCCCCTGCTCGCGCTCGCCTTGCTTGCGCCATACCTTCAACACTGACGACGCGGGAACGAGAACGTTTGGTAGCTGATACATAGGCTTGAAATGCTTTTGCCTTGTCGTCATCGCCTTCCTTGCGCGCCTTTGCCGTGGCTTCCCGTGCCTGCTGGTTCATGGCCCGAAACATCACTTGCAGTTGGTCTTGCACGCCAAGCATTTCGTCGCGCTGCCAAAAGGAGCCACTCCATTGATACCAAGCCTGATGACCCGTAACAAAAAGCCAGTCATTAGCGAACCAATCAAGCCATGCGTCAAGTAACCCCCCGTCCTCTGGGTTATAGTCAAAGACTTTTGGGGCCGATATTTCTGCCGGCTCACCGGCGCCATTGCGAAATATCAGCTTCGGTTGTTCCGGCACATGGCGCGGTTCCTTTTTCCCCCCACTTAGCCCGCTCCGCAACGTATCTCGTATCTCGCGTTCGCCTAGCCCTATCGCCATTGCAACTGTCTCTAACTTCTGGGATACTTCGTATTCATCCAACAGGCCAGCCGCTACCAGTTGCCCCAAGCTAAAGGCGCTGCGATTCAACTGCTCATTACGCCCACCCTCTGACGTGCGCGCTAGCGCATCCAGCTCCTTATCAAGCGCCACCCGTGCATAACGATCCTTGCTATCGCCATTACTATGATGACCATTGGTGTAGGGCGCAGCTGGTGGCGGCGCAGCTGGGCGATCCTGTTTTGGCTTCAGCATTTCAAGCACACGGTCCGGCAGCGGCTGCGGTATCACCTCGTCGGGACGATCCAGCCACCGGTAGTGGCCCACAAAGCCATCCTCCACCCGCTTCTTGAGCGCATCATCCCCGCGATAGATAACGGTGGACGGAGCCAGCAGGATGTAACCATTGGCACGCACATCAATGCCTGGTGGCAGGCTGCCGGGGCTGTTGCTCAACTTCACATCAGGCGGCATCATGTAGATGAAATGCACACCGTTGGCCGCCGTACTTTGGGAGGCAGTAGGGAACTCTGCGCGCAGGTTGGCGATCAACGCCTCGCTGTCTTCGTCGTAGTGGGACGGGTCGCCATCTAAGGCAATCACCCCGGACTTGTCACAGGCCAGCCCGATGTTGGCGTCAGGCCATTTGTCCCACCAGGCCTCTATGGTGTCACGGTCAATCGAACCGTCCTGAAAACCATGCGGCGTCAACGGCTGCTTGCCATTGGGCAGCACGGGGAACACGTACCAGTTATATTTGGCGTACCAGAGAGCGGCGGCTTTTGGATTTATTTTCTTGGCGGGCATAGAGGACCTCATGCAAATAGGGGCACGCGCCCAAATAGACGCGTGCCCCTACTGGATTAGTTGAAAGGATGGCCGCTGCTGTCGTCGTCGTCATCATCATCGCCACCACCGGCGAAGACCACTTCAGGCTTTAGCTTGGCAGCTTCCGACTTTGCCTTCTTGGGCGGTGCACCCACAGCAACTCCCGGCATCGTCTTGCCCTGATACTGCACATCCACCTGGTAGAGCGAAACCTTCTTGCCGATCCACTCGTCGGTATCCTCGCCCAGCAGCTCCACCAGCTTCTTGATGCGCGTCTTGTTGAGCGTCAGCTTTTGCTCAAGCTCTAGAAACGACAAGACCGGCACGGTATCGCCAGAAGGGAAATTGACCTCTTCCGCTGTCTTGATGGTGACAACCGTGCGCTCGCCCTCTTCCAAATCCTCACCCTTCAAAAAAGGATTCTTTGTGTACTTCTCGGTATCAAACGCCATTGTGAATCTCCTGTACTTGATAGTGGCTTGCCATGTGGCTTGCCTGGTTATGTATGTGAACGCCCGTTGGCGTATTCACCTAAAGAACTTCCACTCCCCCCAGATCGCCCATCTGCCGAAGCTGGTCATAGTCATCCGTCAGCGCACCGAAGCCTTTGGCCTGCAACTCCGCCTCGTTGAGTGCCGCTTCGACGCGCGCAAGTTCGTTCTTCTGGCGTGTGGTCGGCTTGGTCAGCAAGGAAAGCGAGTGCCATCGTCGCAGCGTCTTGCGGTATTGTTCGTCGCCTACTCTCATGTGTTGTGCCTTTCGAAGCTTCCCCCCCACAACCGGCGGGGTCTAGTCGCCGGTTGTGGGCCAATACAAGGAGAAACCTACCCGCTATCCAACTTGTCTGAGTCGAACCAACCAAGATGGATGTACCGCCGAAAGGATATATGGACGGCTATGCCTCCCATGCCCGCCCTCGGCTGCTATGCGGTGCGGCGGATGTTATCTATTTAGGGTATATAGTTGGCGCTGACAGCCGCGTGCCCTGTGATGCTTGCCAGGATGAGGGCAACGATTAGCAAGCTGCCTACCAGTATTTGCAAGCAATCGCGCCCCTCTTCAGCCATTTGTGCTTCCATTGTCGGTGGCTTCGTTACGTCTTGGGGCTGGTTGTCTACGTGACTCCAGTGATCGTTGCTCATGCTCGCCTCGCCTCGTTCAGTGCCGTGATTGCCTTGTCTCGTTTTGCCTCGATACTCTTGTTGATCCTTGCCACTCCTACGCGATCACCGGCTCTGTTGGCTTGCTCCAGTTCCAATTGCAGGAAGCGAATGTCCAGCAACAAAGCGACGGCATCCAGGCGCAAGGCTTCAACATGATCCGGCCAACGTTTACGCTCTGTCATGGCTGGCGACGCTGTAATGCGCCAAGTCCTTCTCCTCCAGCTTTGCCCGCAGAACCTTCTCGCGCTCGCTGCTCTCCAACATGGCGGCAATTGCGCCACCTACCATGATGGGGAAGCAACAAATGAAAAACCACACGGTAAGCTCGGCAAACAGGTCAATACTTTGCTTCGACCATGCGTACCCGGCGATGACGATCAGGAAGCCGATGGCTCCGAGTACCGGCCTACCCGCCGGTGTCTCCGTCAACTTTTTGCCATATCCGAAACTGATAAGCCCTGCGAAGATGACAGCTACGAAAAAACTGATAGCAAGTTCCACGAGATTCCTCCTTGTAAGGACAAGATGAATGAAGGGGTGATATTTTGGTTACAGATGGTTCGTGATGCGCTTGGGTGTCTTTGCGGCGGTGATTCCCGCCAGGTAGAGGTGCTTATGCGACGGGAAATTCAGGTAGGCGAATTCACCCCATGCAGCGAAGGCGGCGGCGTCGTAGGCAAGGCCGGCATCTTCTTGGGTGCTGAAGACTCCTATGTGCTTGCGAACACCGTTCACGCAAATTCCAGCGCGCCACTTGTCGGCGCACTTGTATGCGTAAACGCCCTTAAAATGACTCTTGCCCTGTTGCACATAGCCATTAGCGGTGTTCTGGCTGCGCGTGGCAATCCTCAAATTCTCTCGCCGGTTGTCGAGCAGAACGTGATTGATGTGGTCAACATCAAGACCCTTTGGCGCGTCCATGATGAAACGATGAAGAAGCACCTTCTTGGTGCGGTGCTCCCCATCTTCCCCAAGAATCCTGCGCTTGCCTACGGCATAGCCGTTGTTGTCAAGACACCACTTGTACTGGCCGATCCATTCGTAGTCCTCATCGCTAACAAGGGTCACCGCGCCGCGCGTAAGGGGAATAGAGACGGCCATCAGGCAACCTCTTTTGTCACAAGGTCAACCTTGTCAATCAATTCGCTGGTTTCCATGCCAAAAAAACTAGCCATGTCGCGCAGCAAGGGGACAGAAGGCAGGTTGTTGCCACTCTCGATTTGGGAAATGGTCGTTTGCCAAACGCCGAGCGCATCCCCTAAGTCTTTTTGGCTCATGCCGTTCTTACTGCGTAGCTCGCGGATACGTTCGCCAAGCATCATTGAACACCTCCGTTGTTTCAGAATAACAAAACAGAACACTGAAATTGATTATAGCGACTGCCCACAGGATTGTCAACAACCAAAATGTTTATTCTTGGCAAAATGGCGCAATTATAACGATATTAATGTTATAACACTCCTAATGGTGATAAGGTGGAGTTATGAACAATACTGGCCCAAGAAGTGATAGAAGTCATCGGGGAATAGAGGCGTTTAGGGAGAGATTGAAGGAGTTGCGAAACGAACGCGGTGTCAGCCAGCAGGAGTTAGCAAATAGGGTCAAGGAGTATTTGGGAGAAGAGGGGCAAGCCTATCAGTCGTATATAGGCAATATGGAAGATTCAAAGAAGAGCGCGCTGCCATCCGTGCAGGCGCTCCGCGCGATTGCAGTAATACTGGAAACCAATACCGATTACTTGCTTGGGCTTACCACTGACAGCAGACCCACAGGTGACGTGGATGATCAGGTTGTGGTCGTGGTGGAAGACCCCGATGAGCGCAGGATTGTACAAGAAGTAGCCGAGGCATTGGCGCGTGCGAACAAGGACGAAAGGCTGTATGTGGCGGGACTGGTGCGAAAGCTATTGCCGAAGAAACCACGCATCATTGGAGACGAATGAAAAAACAAACAATACCCCCTGGTTGGATCGTAAGTTTGTGGCGCTTGCTGTGGCTGCATAAGCAAGAGAAACGCATCTGGGTATGCCAGCAGGAAGATGGCGAATACCGAGTTTTGTAGAAGGCAATAGCGAACTTCAATGCACATCATTTGCTCGTATTGGCATGTCAACCATAGGCAACATTTTGGGGATGATGTGATCATGTGCTAGTGTATGGGTATTACATTGTCGGGGCGTAGCGCAGCTTGGCAGCGCGCGTCGTTCGGGACGACGAGGTCGGAGGTTGGACTCCCACTCCACTAACCTCAAGACACATCGTTACACCTCTCCACACCGGCATCCACCCCACACATCCTCATTTTGTTGTCTCTGGCTTGATAACTTCAGTACACATCAACCGGAGAAACCCTATGAAATTATCCCAAATGATTGATGGTTTTTTTGTTGTGCGTCGCAATCGGTACAGCGAACAGATGCGCGGCTCGTTTCGGCATTGCTTTAATCGCTTCTCTCGCTTCTTTGAAGAAGATGTAGAGTTCGCCTCTATAACCTCGCAAGACATCAAGCGGTATGTCGTGCTTCTCGAATCCGATGGCCTCAAGGATCGTTCCATCAATGACTATCTTGTGCGGCTTACGGCGCTTTGGTCGTTCGCACAAGATGAGTTCAAATTGCCGAATATCATTCGAGAGGTCGAGAAGCGCAATTACTCCGAGCGGGAAATTGTGCCGTTTACGCAAGAAGAGGTAAAGGCCATTCTAAACGCGTCAGAATGGATGATGGCATGGAACACTCAAAAGGGGAAGGAGGTGCGCGCGAAACGTCCCACTTGGCGGCGTGATGTTGCAATTCTCATGGTATTGGTGGATGTAGGCTTGCGTGCCACTGAACTGTGTAAGCTAACGGTGGGAGATTATCACAGCGAAACGGGGCGACTGTTAGTGCGCTTCGGCAAAGGCAACAAGCAGCGCACTGTCTTCTTGGGAACTGCCGCCCAGCGCGTTCTGTGGCGATACATGATGAGCCGTGATCGCATCAAGCCAGCCGACCCTCTCTTTATCACCCGCGAAAACAAAAGCCTTATCCGCACCTACTTGGCACACATGATTACTCGCCTCGGCAACAATGCCAAAGTGCCGAACGCCCATGCCCACCGTTTTCGCCACACCTTTGCGATCCAGTATCTTCGCAATGGCGGCAACATCTTTGAGCTTCAACGTATTTTGGGCCACGAAGAGCTTGATACGGTGAAAATCTACCTTCAATATGCCGAGGTGGACATAGAGCGCGCGCAGAGGGCGAATAGCCCCGCTGACAACTGGCGACTCTGAAAGACCCTGGCCGCCAACTAAGCCCGCCCTAACCGGCGGGCTTTTTATTTCTCCGTACCAGTCACAACCAACGCCAGAAAAAAACAATTAAATAGTTCTGTTACGGTGATAAATAACATTTTGGTTGTTGACAGGTGGGGCAAACCATGATAAAATAACACTGAAGTTGTTGTCCTGGGACGAAATAAAAAAAACGGGCCAGCATCTTGCGCTAACAAGAGCCAGCCCACATCAACCACTAGACACCCAAAGGATACCACCACAAATGAGACAGCACCAAAGAAGAAACACCTACGACACAGAACGGGCCAACGCAGCTGCCACCCGCAAGGCACAAGCGACACCCTTCGTCGCCACGCCCTACGAGCCTGAAACGCTGGCTGTTCTGGCAATGTACCACCAACTGCGTGCAGACGCCTACCAAGCCAAGCGCTACCCGCTGCCAAGTCGCAATGACTTTGTGCAGCGTGTGGATGGCAAGCTGGTGGCAACAGAGTACGCCTTGAGCTTGATGGCGGTGACAGCATGACTACCGCACAGATCATCGCCGTAGGCCACGTTGCTGGGGGCGAGGTGCATTGGCGCATCGCCCCCCTCGTTACCGTTACTGACGCCGACATCGAAGCGCTGATCGACGAGGTGTACGCCAAGCCAGCATTGGGGATAGAGGACAGCGCGGGACTATTTGACATAATTGACTACGATGGCGAGCTAGAGGATCAGATCGAAGGCCGGTTGGATGAGGATTTTTGGGCGAGAGGGGGATGGTAATGGACGAATTGCAAAAGCAGTTGAGTGTACCGTTTGCGCCAGGCGCAATCACTTGGAAGCCTGGCGCCACCAAAGAGAACAAATGCATGGCGCTCGCCTACGCGGATCTGCGTGCCTACCAAGACCGGCTGGACGAACTTTGCGGCATGGAGTGGGGTGTCGAGTATCAGCCCTGGGGCGACGGTCGCATCATTGCCCGCCTCACGATCGGCGGCGTCACCCGCGCCAGCACCGGCGAGATGAATAGCCAAGAGGAAAGCGCCGGTAATGGTGGCACGGTCGCCGAGGCGCAGGCGTTCAAGCGTGCAGCTGCTATGTTCGGGTTGGGGCGTTACCTCTATGAGTTGCCGAGCCTTTGGGTAGAGTATGACGCCCAAAAGAAACGCATCACAGAGGCTGGCCAGGCTGAACTCGACAGTCGCTATAAGGCATGGTACGCCAAGAGGATGGCCGCCACCGCTAAGGTCGAGACTATGCAAGACGCCAGTTCCAACGGTCACATGAAAGTCGCCGCATAATCAACCCCAGAGCTTGGCTCCGCCGCTTGACGTGATTCGCCCGCTCGACTATGATCCAGTAAACAAATAGCCTTTGCCTGTACTCGACACACAGGCAAAGGCTGATGTCATTCGCTGTGGGCGCAGCGTTGACCGTGGATACATTATATCATCCTCGCAACTAGCGCACCCTTCGGCGATCTGCCGCAAGGGTTTTTTTGCTTTTCGTGCTTGGCCCCTAGATTTATCGATGGGGAGAAGTAGGTTGGCAGGGCCAACATGAAAACTCTACGATGGATGAATCAGTGAGGCCCTCCATAGCTACCAGCCCAAACAAAGAGGTTGCCATGCCCCCCAAGAGAAATACTCTCTATTACGGCGACAATCTGCCGATCCTACGGCAGCACATTCCAGACAACTCTGTCGATCTAGTCTATCTTGACCCACCCTTCAACTCCAACCGCAGCTACAACGTGCTTTTCAAGGATGAAGGCGGCGCTGACTCCGAGGCCCAGGTACAGGCTTTTGTTGATACCTGGCACTGGAACGAAGCGGCGGCGGAGCAGTACAACCAGCTTGTGACTGGCCCCCATGTTGAGATGGGCCAGTTGATCGTCGCCCTGCGTGACTTCATCGGTGAGAACCAGATGATGGCCTACTTGGTGATGATGGCGTCGCGGTTGGTGGAGCTGCACCGCGTGCTAAAGCCCACAGGAAGCCTCTATCTGCATTGCGACCCCACAGCCAGCCACTACTTGAAGATCGTGCTGGACATCATCTTTGGGCCGGAGAACTTCCGCAACGAAATCGTTTGGAAGCGCACATCAGCACACGCTAATGTGAAGCAGAAATACGGCGTAGTTCACGATCTGCTCTTGTTCTACTCGGGGTCTGCACATTACACCTGGAATCAGATATACGAGCCATATGATGAGGAATACATCAACACGTTCTTTGATCAACGAGATGAAACCGGACGGCTCTATGCAAGGCGTGATTTGACGGCTTCAATGCAGCGAGCTTCATCCGGACAAATCTATACTTGGAAAGGCGTTACCCCTCCGCCCAGCAGATGTTGGGCTATGACCAAAGAGCGAATGGACGAATTAGATACATCTGGGCGCATCCACTGGCCAAAAAAAGAGGGTGGAATGCCGCGCTTGAAAATGTACCCCGAAGATTTGCCAGGAATCCCCTTGCAGGACATTTGGCTTGATATTTCTGTTATGCATAATTTGTCTGCCGAACGCTTGGGCTATCCTACCCAAAAGCCCCTCGCTCTCTTGGAGCGCATTCTGGCGGCGTCAAGCAATCCGGGTGACGTCGTGCTTGACCCCTTCTGTGGCTGTGGGACGACTATCGCCGCTGCACAGCGCATGGGCCGACAGTGGATCGGCATTGACGTGACCCACCTGTCAATTGCTCTGCAAAAATATAGGCTGGCCGACGCCTTCGGCCTGGTGGCAGGAACGAACTATGACGTGGTCGGGGAACCTGCCGATCTGGACTCTGCCCAACAACTGGCCGAAGAGAATCCCTACCAATTTCAGTGGTGGGCGCTGTCGCTGATTCGGGCGCGTCCCCTGGGCGCAGATGCCGGCAGTAAGACGGGCAAGAAGGGTGCAGATCGGGGCATTGATGGCGTAATCAGCTTTGTTGACGATGCCACTGGCAGACCCAGGCGGGCGCTGGTGCAAGTCAAGGGTGGCAAGGTCAGCAGCCGAGACATTCGCGACCTTGTAGGGACGGTCAACCGAGAGAAGGCGGCAATGGGCATCTTTGTCACGATGGAGCCAGCATCGCGCCCAATGGTCACAGAAGCGGGGAGCGCGGGACACTACCATTCTCCTGGCTGGAATCAGCGTTACCCAACAATCCAAATTCTGACCATCGAAGAATTGCTGGACGGCAAGACGGTCAATATGCCGCCGACATCGATCACCTTCGCCAAAGCAGAGAGCGACCGCACGGCCAGCGATGGTCAGTTAAAATTGAACTTCTAAGCTAATTCCCCCCCCACCAGCCCAAAGGAGCTTCCCCCTAAATGAACCGGCTCGCTTTCTTCCTGATCATCGCCTTACTCGTCGCCGCCAGCGTGGGAATCGTCCACGCTGATACAACCTATATCCCCACCGCGCGTAATGGCATCGCCCGCGCTGGCACGCCAACCAGCACCGTGACCGCTACGTCAACCGGCCAGGGTAATGGCGAAACGCAGACGCCCACCAGCACGCCCACCAGCACCGGCACCAACACCGCCACGCCTACGGCGACGGAGACCAGTTGGATTGTTCCTGGCGACACCAGCACGCCAACACAAACACCGACTATCACCCCAACCCCAACCGCGACCGACGAGCAAACCGGCGCCCCCTGTTCATGCGCGGCTGACACCCTCAACTGTTCGGACTTCGGCACGCAGCCCGAAGCCCAAGCCTGTATGAACTATTGTGTCAACCAGGGACAAGGCGATATTCATGGGCTAGACGGAAACGATAATGATGGGCTGGCCTGTGAGAGCTTGCCGGGCGGGGCCGGGGAGATCACCGTGTTGGATAATCACTTGGCCTATACGAACAGCACCGAAAGCCTTTATATCGTGGGAGAGGTGCAAAACAATACGGATGATCGAGCGCGGTTCACCAAGATCGCGGTGAATCTTTTCACTGCGCAAGGCCAGTTGGTTGACACGGAATACACCTATACCCCTCTTGATTATCTGCCTGTTGGGGCAACAACCTGCTTTAAGATTATCTTCTTCTCGGAGGCACCCAGCTACTCTTATTACACGTTTGAAACCGATTACTCTGCTACAAGTGCAGCGTCACTCCCGATAGCGCTACTTGGGCATAGCGGCTCATATCACGCCACTATTGAAGATTGGTATGAGGTAGTTGGGCAGGCGCGCAATGATAGCGATGTCAATGCTGAATTTGTAACCATTACCGGCACACTCTATCGGAGCAATGGACAGGTTTTAGATTGTGACTTCACCTATACAAATGCTGATGTGTTGACGCCTGACCAAGTGAGTACCTGGGAGATACTCTTTTTACATGCGCCCGAAGGCTTAGTTAGCAGTTACAAGGTGGAGGCCCAGGGAAGGGAAGAGACACCCTCTTTCACCGGCTTTAGGGTGATTCGCTGACCGCCATGCTAAAATAGGGACCATGTATCTCGACGCTTGGCTGACCTATTACCGCAGTCTGCCCGGCCACACCATCGCCGTCGAAGAGGATGGCAGCGAGTACGCCTGGATGGTCTATGATGAGGCTGGCGAGCTAGTAGATTGGTGGTGGCTGTATGAGGCGAATGAGACGCGGGAAATTGGCGACGATGGGCGACCGAAAAGGGAGGCTGGGAAATGATCGGCGATGTCTTGTACAACACGGTGATGTTCTTGCGATCCCTTCTGCCGCGCAGGTGGCGCAGATGGTTAGGTCACAAGACGGGTGTCGGCTTTTCGCCATCGCGGGCATGGGCTGGCTTTGACCCCTATGATTGGTAAGTGGCGATGCTCTCCACTGTGTTATTTATCCTAATAGTCGTGACGATGTAGGTCAAGCATGTTTTGCGGAAAGCCATTGTTGGATGCCAGGAACGTGTTGAGGTCGTTGAAGAACTGGATAATCTGCCCTGTCTCCGCCGCCATCTCCGCCATCCCCAACGCGCCGCCCTCTACCTCAAACTTGCGACTGTATGAATCCGCATCATCAGCCGCTTGCGCCAGCTTCGTCATAATGTCGCGGCCTAGATTGTAAAAACGGTTGGCTTCCTCTGCTGTCATTGCCATGATATATCTCCCCTAGAACCACATAAGCTCTATTGCAATTGTATAAGTCAACGAACCCGCCGTTCGCCTCACGTCCACGCTGCCATCACTGTTGACACGCAGATTGAGCGTGTTACCGCCGCTGTCGTAAATGTTCAGGCTGCTATTGTTGGCGATGGCATTACCGGTGGCGGCGATAGAACCGGTGGACGGCTTGACAAGTACCGTGAAGTAAATGCCAAGCGTGGCATCGCCTGTGCCATTGGCGACAATCGTCTGCGCGCTGCCATCTATGGCGGTCTTGGTAACAAACATCCAGCCGCCTGTGCCATCGTGGACGTGCATCTTGCCCTGCGGCGAACTCGTGCCGATACCCACACGCCCTGTGGCTTCTTTGACAACAAGTAGGGCTGCAACGGTCTTGTCAAATACCGCCCAATAATCAACGGCATCGCTAGCAAATTGGACACCCTCTAGCATGGCTTGTCCGCTGCCGCCGTTAGCCTTAAAACTGGCTAGAATCTTGCCACTGTAACTTGTCGTTGGCGCTTGCAACGTCAAACTTTGTCCGTACTGGTCAACACCCGTAAACACAACCGCGCCTACCGTAGACGACATATCAATGGCACTTGTCAGCATATCGAACTTGGCGCGCGCAGTACCCGTTTGACCTAGTATAAAGACCCCGCCATCTTTGATGGCCGCCGCAAGCGCTCCACCATCGTACCACTGTTGGATGTCGCCTGTGCCGTCCTGTTGTGTTCTAAGCGCGGCCTGGTCATCACTGGCATGGTCTTGCACGATAGCGACAACCGCCGCATCTGTGCTTGTGCTAGTCAGGTTGCGCGTAACAGATAATGCGCTGCCTGTGGTTGCAGTAGAGTTAAAGGCATTGTTGGCCGTCCATGTGTTCGCCGTTGCCAGCAAGCCATAAAGCGTGTCAAAATAAGTCTTTAGATAAGCCTTTAGGTTTGTGCCTGTCACCCTCTTGGCAACATCGGAGGCGGCGCTGTCGGTAATCACAAAGCTATCGGCGTCAACAGGCGGATTCTTGGCGGAGTAGGAGCCAAGCAAAGCACTGTAAAGCGTATCAAAATAGGTCTTGAGAAACGCTTTTAAATTGGTGAAAGTCACCCGCTTAATAACATTACTTGCCGCCGAGTCCACAATGGGGAAGCTGTCCGCATCTATGGGTGGATTCTTGCTGGAGGCGGCAGCGTTGACTGCGCCGACATTGCCAGCATCCGTCACGTCGGCTGCCGTTTCGATGCCTGCCAGTTTGGTGAGTTCCGCAGCCGTCGCAAACTTGTTCGTGGTGGCACTATCGTCTATATCGTCAGCGTCAAGCACAACAACGCCTGTATCGCCGTTGACGCTAGTTACCGCACCACCACCGCTGCCATGTTCAAGCCGCTGCAAAGCGTACACTTGACGGCGCAAGTCATCTAATTGTATAAGCAGGTCGTTTAATTGGCTCACGTTATATTAGCCGTTTCAATCTGGATACTCTCCGGCATCTCGTCACTCGGCACATAACTGACATCTACCGTCACGATTTGCTTGGTGGCGCTAATGTCAATAAACTTGCCCGTCACCAGGTCGCCATGAAAATAGTGAACACCGTACAGGCTGCCCGGCGTTTGGATCACATCCCACGTCAACTCATCTTTGGCGCGTAGCTCGTCCAGACGCACGTCACCCGCTGCGTTGTAGCCGTCTGTCGTGCTGTATTGCCTGGCGTCGTGAAAGACTACCTTGCTGTTGTAGGTGGCGTTGTAGTTGGCCCCCGTCCTCACCTCGAAGTCACGCGAGCTATCCTCGCCCTGCCCGCCCACGACCGCTACCGTCTTTTCATTCAAGCGATTACGCCGCAAGACAGGATTGCTCATGTTGCCGAAATTAAGGGCAAAGATCACCGTTGCGCTTCTATCTGTGCCAAGATACTGCGCGGTGCGAAATTGCCACGCCTGCGCCCCCGTGCGTGTCAGGTAGAAGTCTCTGTCACCAATGCGCGCCACTTCCTGCAAGGCATCCAGCAAGTTCGTATGGGCGCAAGCAAAGGTCAGCGTCGTGCCGCCCGCTCCGTCTGCCGCTACCGTGATATTAGCCAGGTCGGTGGTACGGATGCGCCCGTTGCCTGTGGTGGCCGAGGCGGTGACAGCGTTATAGGTGACAAGCGTCTTGAGGATAGTCTCGGCGGGGTCACTGGTGAAGATGCTGCGGTCGGCGGTATTGGCAGGCCATGACACGCTTTCACGCGCCAGGAAATCCATTTGCCCAGGACACTCGGCTCTAAAGACAATGTTGCCGTCATCATCTGCGCTGCGTACCTCGTCCACAAACAAGGCTTCAAAGTCAGCGTAGGCGGTCACGCTGTTGGCTGTGTCCCAACGCCATACCTCTATCTGCGCGTCACGCTCAAGGTCGGCAATCGCTTCGTGTTCGCCGTCCAAGTCGAAGTAGAGTAGCCCTACGTCATTCAACTCTTTCTTGTACCATAGCTGACGAAAGCCGCCCTCCTGCCCTGTCAGGACACGCAAGATAGCGCCTGCTCTCGACTTGATGACAATTGCGTAGTCTGCTGCCATTAGAACGCCCTAGAAGCTCAAATACTGGTTATAGTGTTCGATGGTGACTTCTGACGTTGCCGTCGTTGCCGTACCCGCCACCGAAATGACATTCGTACCGCCTGCCGCGATGGGTGCAGGCTGCAAGAAGAAGTTAGCCAGCGCAACCGGCGAGGACACTTCGCTTAACTTACTGACGCCGTTGATGTCGAAGATTTGCTTGTTGCCGTCGCGCAGGTCAATGGTGTAAATGTCGGCGCTGCCGATGGCGATTGTACCAAGACTGAATGACGCGCCCGTTGTCGAGTTGGTAATGGTGATATTACTTAGCGGCCCTGTCAGTCTGATCACAGGGTAAGCGGGGATGTCGCCCGCGTTAACGGCGTTAATTGTTGTACTATAAAAGCCCGCCGTCCCTCCTGACATATAAGCATCGAGCGCGGTACGCTGGCCGGCGCTAAAACTGATGTTGTAAAAAGCGTATTTTTCCAGATCGTTTGCCCAGTAGGTTGATGGCGTGTTCAAATAATCAGAACGAAATACCTTTGTGCCAGGGGTTGACATAGTTCTGGCAGAACTGAAACTATAAACACTGGTTGTTCCTCGATAGAATGAGCCGCCGAATCCTCCGTCATAGTTATCAAAATAGTTGTGTGTACCAGCCGCCATAATCGTGGAGCCCATGTTCTCGGCCCCAAATAGATTAAACATGGCGTATGATGTGCCATTCACGCCGAAGGCAATTATCTGACTAAAAACATCTCTTGCGTAATAAACGTATTTTGTGCCGCTAAGGGTTTCTTTTGCCGAGCGAAACGCCATCGTCCAAGCAGTAGCACCAAATGAGCCGGTATACGACCATGCCTGCCCCTGGGTTGGTAAAGTCCCTGACATCAAAACGTTGGAGCTACTGATAAGCCCCCCCGCCAACCACCACGAAACCGAGCCATCGGCTCCTGAATAACTGGCCCGCGCCACTGTCTCATCCACCCACAACGGACTTGCCGCCCGCAGCATCACCCTAGCACGATGCAAATGCCCTGGATAGTGTTCGGGTATCAGCGAAATGTCTATGTCGCCCACAGGCATACAGGTCAAGCGGCGTATCACGCCATCATCACGCGTGGCATAGAGAAAAACGCTTTCCTCTTTGGGCGCAAAGAAGTCTGTCAAGGTTTGGCGATAGGTGTCAAGCAATGAAGCTGTGGAGGCGTGAAACAGCATGTTCAGCGTCAACGTGCGCGCGCCTACGCGATAGCCCAAGTCGGTCGCACCATGCTGTAACGGCCCGCTTTGCGATAGGCGGTTGACGGGTGGATTGCTGGCCTCCTCCAACGTTTCAAACTTGAAGGGCGCGCCGTCGTTTAGTTGGAGTGTTTCATTGTTGCAGCTTGCGTAAAGCGTAAAGGCCATTAGAAGCTCGTGTACCTGTTATAGTAGGCCACTGAAAAGCGCGTGGCTGTCCCCATCGCTGTACCGTCCAGAAACAATACATTCGTGCCGCCTGTCGTGGGCGCAAGATGGAAGGTCGCCACGTCCGAATCCTCCGTCAGTTGATAACGCCTGCTCACCGTTCCATCCAGGACAGTCTTATAGCCGTAGCGCGTGTCAATCATGTAGGTCGTGCCTGCGCCGATGGTGATTGTGCCAAAGTCCAGCGTTTCGCCTGTTGTCAGGTTGGTGATACTTGGGTTGGTCGCCGGGCCTGTTAGGGAAATTATTGGGTATTCCGGCAGATTGCCAACATAGGAGATGGCTAGATACTGCGTATCTGTATTGCCAGCGGGAATGTTCATAAATTCATTTAGCGCGGCGATCTGAGAGGTATCGAGAGCCGGTACATAAACGGCATACTTTTCTAAGGCTTCCGACCATCGTGAGCCAACGCTATTGGTAGCGTCCGAACGCCATCGCCGCGCCGTACCCTCTATTGACATCGAAACGGCAGAATAAACACTATCGGGGAGAGCTGTACCGTCAATATAGCCCCTTGTGTAAGTGGTTCCGAGCGTGCTAAAAATGTAATTGCTGGTTCCGCTTGGCATACTAAAGTTGCGCCCACCAGAATTGTTTGGGTTTCCGTAGCCATAAACGGCAGAAACCGTAAAATATGTATGGATACTAACCGAAGGGTCGCCATCGCCATCGCCTGCGAAGAAGGCAAACTTTCCTGCACTTAGGGACTCTTGCCCCGACCGAATAGCAATAGTGTATGCACCAGGTGAAGCCGTCGAATCAGGCGTTCCCGTATACGTCCACACTTGCCCCTGTGTCGGTGCTGTGCCGTATTCAACCACCTGAGCCGTGCCAATCGCGCCGCCCGCCAACCACCACGTCGCACCAACAAATGATGTACCTAGCACCGTCACGCTGCCCTGCGTGGGGTTGTACCATGCCGGGTCAGCAGCGCGTAGGGTGACAGTCGCCTCATGGTAATGGCCGGGACGATGTTCTGGATTCAGGTTGAGTTTGATGTCGCCAACGGTGTAACAGTCAATTTGGCGCACCGCCGCGTTGTCACCCGTGTAGCGCAACTGGATGGGCGTGCTTGGTAACGGCTTGAAAAAACTTGTGAAAGTCTGGCGATAGCCGTCCAACAGGATGTCACTCGTTGCCCGTATGCCGATCGTCAATTCAATGGTACGCGGCGCAAGCCGATAGCCTAAGTCGGTGTCGCCATCCTGCGCCGGCCCGCGCGATGTCACACGGCGCACCGCTGCGCTGCTCATGCCACGCGCCGACACAAGCGAGTAAGGGTTGCCGCCATACAAGGTGAGACTACTGCTGCCCACCGTTGCCGTCAGGTTAGCCATTAGGGACGCACCGACGCAAAGCGTCCGTCAGCCGCGATGCCGCTACCGCCGCTCACCGTCACGTTGATAGGATTGCCGCGCCGCAGTTCGTTCAGAATGGCTTGCAGTAGGGTAAGCACCGCCGAGTCTTGCCCTAGCGATGAATTTGCGCCCGCCACAGCAGGACGCCCCACTGTTGCCGCTGACGGTATCGGTGCGCCAACGTCGAAGTTGGGGTCAAGTCCCAATCTGGCAAGTTGGTCGGCTCTGGTTTCTGCGGCGATAGAAGCTATTCCACTCATGGCCTCTTCTACCATCGGTAGCGCGCTCTTTGCGCCGATGGCAAAGCCTTCCATCGTCCACATACCGTATCGTTCCATCAACTTCGACGGCGAACCTATTTCCATCTTGACATCTACCGTCTTGGGAACATCATTGCTCCAAATGTCATCCCACCAAATTCTGAATTTGCGCCAAATTTCTTGTGCGCCATCCCAAAGACCCTGAATAATTTCCTTGCCTTTTTGCACCCAGGGTAAATCATTAAACCAATCAACCCACTCCTGTATTTCTCGCCTAATAATTCTTATGCCACTCTCAAATGTATCAATCCACCCGTTTATGAACGATTGTATACGGAGGAGAATGTTGTAGCGCAGGAAATTAACGTGATACTCGATGTCATCCAGCCACCCGTTAACAATGTGCATCACTTCGCGCACGCCGTTATCCCAAAGAGTCTCGACTTCTCGCCACATGATGCCAAAGGCTTCTTGTGGCTTCTTTCTGATGTAGTCAAAGGTCTTGCCCCAATCGCCCTTCCAAATGCCCGAATAGGTCTTGAACCATTCGGTAAAGCCCATGAAGAAGTCGCCCGCAATGTCACGGATGCCTAAGAAGTTCTTTTCCCATGCGTAGCGCAAGGCAGCCACAGCCGCCACAATTGCGCCCACAGTGACGATGATCGGCGTAAGGAAACCAATGGTAGCCGTCAGCGCACCCCACAGCGCAGGCAGCGTCAGGACGGCCAGGGCAACGAGTACATCCTTCCAACTTACAAAGTCGTCTATGGCATCGGTAATAGGCTTGACGAGCAACTTGATAGCAGCGGTAATGTCCAGGAAGCCCTTCCATAGTGGCGGGACAACGCGTGTCACCCACTCCGACCCTTTGGCAATGATGTCTGCTATCTTTCCTGCCAAGTTACCAAAGAAATCAATCGCCGCTGGCCCATGTGTGGTAGCCAACTCCGTGAACTTGTCAACGAGTGGACGCAAGACAGGCAAGAACTTTTGGCCGATGCTGATTTGCAGCGTCTCCATGACGCCTTTTGCGATTTCCATGCTGCCCGCAAAGGTATCCATGCGCTCGGCGGCAATGTCCGTCGCGTTAGCCTTTTTAATCTCTGCGTCCATCGCCGTAACGCCTTCCGCGCCCGCCTTCATCAAGCCGATAGCGGTACGCGCCGCATCATTGCCGAAGATGGTAGATGCCGCGTCAAGGCGTTTTTCCTCACTTAGTCCGCCAAGTGCGTTTTGCAGAAGCTCGGCAATCTCCGCTGCGCTCTTCATATTGCCGTTGTTATCAAAGAAGGCGTTGCTGCCCGTTTGAAGCGTTGCCGATAATGCTTGTTGCTCTTCCTGTAACTCTCGCAAGCGGTCGCCAAAGTTCTTGGCGGTCGGGTCCAGGTCGTGTATGCGCTCCTGTATCTTGCCAATCTTTTCTTGCGTGTCCTCAAACTCTTTGCCCGTCAACCCCGTATATAGCCCCAAGTCTCGCATGACGCCAGCGGCTTCAACGGACTTAGGTATCAAAGTTGTCAAGAATGTTTTGAGACTTGTTCCCGCATCTGACCCCGACGAGAAATTGGCGGCGGTCACGCCCAGGATGGCGTTGAAATCGTCAAACTCTACGCCCACAGAACCCGCCATGCCGCCCGCTTGCGATATGGCAAGGGCAGCGTCGTTAAAAGCAAACTTGCTGGCAATGGTCAAGCCTGTCACCTGGTCAACAATGCGCCCGCTTTCCTCGGCGGTAATGTTGAACTGTGACATAATATCTGTAATCAGGGAGGCGGCATCACCCATATCGCCACCTGTGGCGTTGGCAAGCAGCACAGTGGCTTCGGATGCGCCGCCCATAATTTGCTCTAAAGTCATGCCCGCTGTACCGAGTGCCATAATTGCTTCGCTGGCTTCGGTGGCGGACACTTTTAGGTCAGGGTCAAGCCCCAAGTCCATGATGTGATCTTGCAGCTTGGCGGCTTCTTCACCTGATAGCCCCATGACGGCACTAATATCTGTGACACCTTGCTCAAATTCGGCAGCGGCGCTGACAGCGCTACCGATGGCAGCGGTAAAGGCAGCGATAGCCGCGACGCCAACGGCAAATGCGCCTACTAGCGCCTTGCCCATAGCCGCGCTGGTTTTGTCCATTGCCGACATATCAGACTTAACAGATTTTAACCCTTTTGTCAGGCCATCTGTATCTGCGTCAATTTTTGCGTAGAGTTGCGCGATCTGTTCGGCCAAATTTCACCCCCCAACAAAAAAGCACAAGGGACACAATTCCTACGCCTCTACTTGCGCTCACAATGGTTTATGCTATGCTATTCGCATTTATTACACGTCTTAGCCATCCTCTTCCCACGCAAGCCCGAATTAGTCGTCACGTATAGCCTAACCTAGCTATTTCTTCTTGCCCTTTTGCTGGCTGAAGTAATGCTGTGCTTTGCTGTACTGGCTTTGCAACGCCCATTCAATGTTGAGTAGTGGCCCGTCATGTCCTGTTAGGTACTTGTAGACGGTCATGCCCATCTCGTTCGCCTTTGCAAACAGGTGATAATTGTTTGTAGGCGCAAGGCTGGCTGTACCGTCCCCTATCAGGCTGACGAACCACCACCAACTGCCAAAGGGCCGTTACTGTCCCCGCCAAGCCCACTCATCTCCAACACACGCTTGGCGATGGCTGTGATCGGCCCAGGTCTTGCCGCCCGCAACTGCTCCAACTGTTCGTCATTCAACTTCGGCTCCACCAGCCCCAACTTGGCTGACTGAAAGGTCATCTCAAAGTTGTTGCCGTCAAACTCCTTATTAATGCGTGCGACCTCGGCATAGGTCAAGGATCGTATCTTGACCACAAGCCCCTCTACCTCGAACAGTTCAGGCTCGCCCGTCAATCCTGCAATAAAGTCTACCGCACTCGTCACTGTCTTTGCGCTCATACCCTGCTAACACCTTTCATCGTGTCCCTTGCGCCTACATTGCCTCTAGATGGCCTATGTGTACGTGATTGGCCCTGTGCCTTGCAACTCATAGCCTGTGCCCCACACGCCATCGTAGGCGAGTTCCGGCGCGTGTCCTGTGATGAGCGCGCTACCCTGGTAGTAGTTCGTGCCTGCGGCAAAGCGGTAAGCCAGGGCCGCGCTGCCTCCCAGGATTTGCGATCTCACAAACGTCTGCCCTGCATTGTTGATGTCGTTGTGCAACTGAAACGAACCCGTCCAGTTGCCCAGACCATTGATGAAGTAGCGCCACTCGTCGCCCATCGCCGTGATTTCAGGCGTGTCGCGACCCACATCAATTGACCATTGGTGTACTGCGTTTACTACGGTTGTGCCTCCGCTGATATAGGAGACACTTCCCGCTGTGCCCGATACAGGTGTAGCTGGAAAAGCCATGTCATACCTCCGTTATGGTGAAACCCTCACAATATCAATCCTGAAGATACCGCCGCTGTTCCAATAGTTCTTGGTATCTAGGTACTCAATAGGACTCATGCGCCGGCAGCGCATCGTGGCAAAGCCTGTCACCGTCAAGGCCGCATCCTGCAAACGTCCATGCGCTGTCTCGTATATCTGCCGCGCCTGGATGGGATACTGGCGGTCACTCACCACCCGCACCGCTATATCCATAGACAACGAGTGCCAGTCATCTCGAAAAGCATAGTCATCGTTGGCGACCATCATCTGATAAATAATGTAAGGTGGCGCAGTCGGTCGGTCTTGCGGCGCACGCGTGTCCCATACGCCTACCGTGCCTGTCGTCAAGGCCGTGCCGCTGGTGACATAGGTATACGTTGCCGTGCCACCGATACGGCTGTATATGGCGCTACCTACCAGCGTCAGGTTATCTGCCATTGCGTACCGCCTTGCCTAACTCATCCTTAAACTTCTTTTCCATGCCACGCACCGCCTTGAGTAGATAGGGACGCCCCGGCATGTTGCCA